TCTTGGCGCCATATGGATGGAAAAGATATATGAGCTTCGCCAGTTGATAACCCGGCTCGCTGCCCGGCTGAATGCTGTCAGCCATGAGTAATTGCACGAGCGGGGGCTGATTCTGCGTCGAGAGTGAGTTGACAACGATTTGACCAGTCACTGCGAATCAACGCCTCTCATCCGGGGGGCAAACAAATACGCGAGCAGTAGCGCCTCATCGAGAATAATCCACCACTCAAAAAAGTGAATTGTGGTCACGATACCCTCCGCAGGTCACCCATGGCTTCCTTCCGTGCCTTCGTCGCCGCTTGTGCTGCCATCGTAGCAGCAGTTACCCCGGCATCAAACGCTTTCAGCGCATCGTCGAGCTTCCCCCCGACCGCAGCACTCTCACACAATTTGCGAAACAGCCGCGACACTTCGTCGTCGTAGGCTTGCTCCAAAGCACGATCGAAAGTCATCAGAACCCTCCCTCGTTTCCCATTGACAGCGCAATCCCATACGTGAAGCAATCCAACAGATCATCTTCCCTCGTCCGGGCGTCCTTGTCTCCCACCCGAAATCCCACGACCTGGCCCAACAGGTGATTGCGCGTCGCGCCTTTGTACGTGCTCTCCTTCATTGCACCACGCGCCAGTTTAACCTCGCCACGGTAAACATAGCCACTGACAGAGATTGCTCGTTCGTCCTTACCGACCGATGTCAACTTGCTCTCGATCGGTGTCGCCGGCCAGCCCCGCCGTTGAGCCTGCTGCAATAGCACCATGCCTGACGACTTGTCCTCGACGAACGCGCCCGCGGAACCCATCTGCGCACCATGCTTTTTCGCGAATGCTTCCAAGTTGCCAAATACTGTAGGCAACCACGTGTCGAGTAAAGCCCCTTCGATTTGAAACAAATCCCAATCAAGAACGACCAGCTTCCAACTATCCGCCGAGTGCTGCGTAAACGCAAAGTACGCGCATCCAGTGCCGTCGTGTTGTGTGCCGGTCTTCGTCGCCGAGTCGATCACCGCGAACACGTAATCACATCGCACTGGGTCGGGCACAGGGTCGCCGTTGAGCAGCAGCTTGTCCTTTGCAAAGAAGGCTGCACCGGACCAATCAACAAATTCGGCCTCGTACTCTTGCGAATAAACGAGCGGGTGGGTCCGCTCCTTGAGTCATCGCAAAAAGTCCTGCGAGAGATGTGGGTTGTCGCGCGTCGGCGCGTGAAATTCTTGGAACCCCAGCTCGGGCATGTGCACGCACTGATGTAAGAAATTGTCGGGGTCCTCGCCGTTGGTGTTGCTCGCCACCAGCACGCGCCCACCATAATCCGCGAGTGTTGGTTCAATAGCGCGACGCCATGTGTCCAACATCTCGCCGTTCTTGCTAAACGCAGCCTCGTCAATGATCACCAGATGATAACCGCGGGAGCGCCCAGCATTCGGATTTTCCAGCGACCAGAAATCGATGCGCCCGCCCGTGATTGTTGTGTAGACACCGTCCCGCGTGGCAAACTTTTTGATAGGGTGCAACACTCGATCAAACTCGCGCCACGCTTCAGCCACCAGTTTGAAACTTGGAGCGAAATACCCAACGAACATTCCATGCGTCGCGTAATCGCCCCCAATCATCACGCAGAATTCGGTCTTGCCCCAGCGCCGACCACAGCGCAGAACGAAATTACGATTCTTCTGAAATTCCTGGAACGCTGCTAGTTGGCTCGGGTGCGGAGTCGGGAACTTGATTTCCGTTTGTCGCCTTGACGACGATCGTCCCTGAGAAACCGCCGCTGATCTGGATGCCGCCGTTGCCACCAGTTCCCTCGTCTTCGTTTCGCCTCTCGCGCCACTGATCAGGGCGCCGGTTCTTCGTCCAGTAAATACAAGCTGTCGTGTCCGGGGGGACATGCTTGCGCACAGGAACGCGAACTACCTCACCATCAATGATGTGAATTTCCTCAGAGTCGAACGAATAACCTGTGGCTTTGTGAAACAAACTTTGCTCGACGCGGTCGTCAGGACCATCCTTCCCGAGCTTTAAGGCATTTACAAACTCAGGGTGCCGTCGCTTCCAATACCAAATCGTAAGAACATTGATCTGAAAGAAATCTGCAATCTCAACTTCGGTCGCACCAAGCTTACTCAATGCCTCAGCCTGCCGCGCGAACTCTGGCCTATAGTCCGTCGGACGCCCTACTGGCCGCGGCTCCTGCGCCGCGGGTTTCTTTCGCTGTGATTTGGGTATAGCTTCGCCCTTTTTGCGGCTCACTCAGTGGATCACCGAGCCGCGGTTCCGTCACATCTGGTCCAAACTAGGTTCTGCCCTATCGGGCGCCGAGTACCAGATCGACTTTGGGGACAGGAACCCTAACTAGCCGCCCGAGAAACCGGAGCAGCACGAAGACCCTGTCCTTCCCACTCATGCCATCCGTGATTCCGCTCAGCATCGTCGGCTCGACGAAGCTCGTCAAGCGTTTCCGCCCGAGGAACCTGCTGCGCGTCACATGGACGGGTGTACCTGCGGCGAAGGGGTCGGGAAGCTTGATGCAACCCGTCTCGTCCTCCTGCTCGCGAATTCTGATGATCTCCCGTTCCGGGAGCTTGTCCGTGATCACGGTGCCTACGCCGCGAATATCCAGCACTGCGCGCCAATTCTCGAACTGGTCCACGAACAAATAACTGGGGAAAAGCGGAACTGTCTTGTCGGGCCGCGTGTGGTGCCGAAACCGGGGGAGGTAGCTCGCGATGCCCTGACGCAGCAGCCCACGGACAGCCATCATCTCGCAGTTGGGCCGCGTCGTGACCACTGACCAAACGTCCCCCATGCAGCCATCCGTCCTGCAACCAACTGTCCTCGATCCAAAAATCCGACATAGCGGTAGCACACATAGCGGGTTTCGGGGGGCGTGTAAAGGCCCCTCGGGGATCGGACGGAGCCGGGGGACTCAACCGGGGGGTCAACAACCTCGCAATCGCAAAAAACCAATAATCCGAAACTTATTGGAAAACGGGCTGTCTTCGCGCCTGCCCCCGTCACGGGGGTGCCCACGCGACGCGCATGCGCGATAGGGGTTTCCAATATTTTGATAATTTTCCGGTGTTTAGACACCGCTGACGGTGTCCCAGCACCTTAAACCAGAAGTAGCCACACTCTTGAAATTAAACTTAAACAATATCCCCCCGGTCAATATTGAAACTATTAAACTTTACTTTGGTCACCAAATAATACTATAATTAGCCTACAGGTAAGCCATTGGGCTTCCCCCGGCCGCGTTCAGGAGGCGCGACGACCATGACCCATCACCGACTCAACCTCGTCAAGAAGCATCTCGTCTGCAGCTGCGGATGGTTCAAGAATTATGAAACTTGGCCAAAGATGCGCGAGCTCTTGATAGATGTGGAGAAACATCAAGAAGGCACTCGAACCACCGAGCACGAGGTCGCCACGATCAATGTTTTTGACAATCCGCAATGGAGAAACTGGAACTCGCGTTGCGTAGTGCGCTGCTCCTGCGGCTGGCTAAAAAAATCAGTCAGAAATGTTCAAGAGATGATCCCCCCATGCGACCCAGCCCACTTCAACCGCTGAGGTCGCCCCATGATCGAGAAGCACCGCGCCCAGCTGCGCGCCCTCGACGATGCAGCAACAGCCCTCATCGCCAACCTGTTGAACATCCCCCCGGACGAGCCGTTCCTAGTCCCCGCGCTGGAAGCGCGCGACTTGTGCCAGGCCGACGTGGTGATGGCTCTGCTGCGAGCGCCCCCCGGTCCCCCGTCCGTGGCAGCTTCTGCTGCGTTAGGTCAATTGGTTCACCTTGTGCGCCAGCCTTGCGAGCGCCCCTGGCCGCGACCAATGCCCAAAGGGCCAGAACACTTGCTCGACCCCGACGAATGGTGGGTGAAATGGCGCAAGCGTGATTTGTGGCTACCTTGTGAAGGGGATTTCGGAGTTCGCGAGGACAAGGGTCGCAAGTGGAAATCCCCCCGGCCGCGGACAAAGTCCATCCGCGTTACGATGGGGATGACTGTGCGTGACCTGCTGGGTTTTGGGGTGGCGCGGGAAACTATAATACAGGCCAAACGGAAAGGTTTGGTTAAGTTTAGCAGTGAGGTGAGAAACAAATGACAAAAACAGTATCAAAACCCCGTCCCCGCGGCGGCGCGAGCCACTTGTGCCCGCGCTGCAACGCTGTTTCGCGTGTGAAGGAAACCCGCAGGTTCGATCGCACAGTGCTACGCTACCGAGTTTGTTTGGAATGTGATCATGAGTATGAGACACATGAGAGTGCAGTTTGCGCGGCGCGATCCAAACTAGTGTATAGAATAAGGAGGGAATAGCTTGGACCAACGCAAAAACATTCCCCCGGACGACGGTCTGCGCTCGCTGATCATCAAACACCTGAGAGTAATCGACGGCGAACCTCCCCTCTGGCAACCCATCGAGACGGCCCTCACAGCGAGCGGCGTGCCCGATATCTACGGGTGCTGGCGCGGGCGCCATGTGTGGGTGGAGTGCAAGCGGACGGCCGGATGGGCAATCGACATGAATGAGTTCCAGGTGGGGTGGCTAGTGCGCCTTGCCAGGTCCGGGGGGCGAGGGTTTGTGGCCGTGCGGCGGCGATGCGCGGCTGGACCGCGGCGTTTAGCCGCGGATGAATTGTGGGTGGTCGATAACACAAGTGCCCCCCGGCTGGCGGCCGAGGGGCTGAGAATTGTCTTTCCGACTCTGGTGACGGTCAGCGGACCAGATGCCTGGGATTGGGACGAGTTTGGGCGAGTTCTGTTCGGCCGCGGCTAAACGCCGCTGAGTCCGCGGCCCAAATCCCGGCACCATGACATCGCACCATGCGTGTGGTGCTGGCTCCTTTTGATATCAGTGGTTTCTTTTGGATTGGCGAGTGGCCCGTTTTGAAACTGGCACAAAAGTTGCTTAGACAATAACGTCCTCCTTGGACGTTTCCTTCCAGACTTGGGGCCGCCTCAGTTGGCGGCCTCGTCTTTCTCGGGCTGCATCATTTCCAAGATACTTTGATACTTTTCGAGCATCGTTCGCAGCTTCTTGAGCCCTTCCAAATTGACCGATGCTTGAATATCGAGCCGGTCTCCGTTCATGATGACCCGCAATGATGCGCTCGGCGGCAGCGGCACTCCTGCTCCCGTCTTGGCCGGCGGATTCTGGACTTGCGAGGTCACGGCACCCCCGGTCTTGAAGGTCTCGCCAAGTTCTGAGCCGAATTTATCGCACGCCTCAGTCAAAAGACTGCCGACTTCAAGCCATGCATAGTATACCGAATCATCGTCGGGCTGCAACGGTTTGGACGACCATGGCAAAAGATAACATTGAAGGGCAAATCCCTTCGCCACTCCACGCCAAAACGAAGGCGAGTGACAAATCTCGTGCCAATCCTGAAATGAGCGATATTTTCGAACGGCCATAAGATCGGGAGCCCTTGTTCTTTGGCAACAATGCCTCCTCAGACATTGTCATCGGGACGGCAGTCGGAACATTCGTAACACGGTCGAAAATCCAACGAAGGACCATCCTCACCCCGAGCGTCTTAAAACTTGGGGGCGGCCCCTTTTGCTTTCATCAGTGGCCCCCTATCGGCCCAAAAGGGGCCAGCACCATTTTTTCTAAGGAGCTGCCCTGCCAACGCAGTTTATGCATGCGTCACCTTCCAATGCTCCGCACAGTATGACTTTCCCTCCAGCGTTGGTCTTCCACAGGCCGGCGAGCGGTGCGTGCCAAGCTCTCGCCCCCACAGCGGAAAGCGGCACTCGCCGAAGCCTAAATCAGCAAAGGCGACGGAAGCGGTTGGGGGTCTTACCTTGGTGACGAGAGAGGGAGGAGCCACAGACAGAACCGCAGATGGAGTCTTGATGTTTCTTTTTACTACGCCTTGCCAGGGCCGGGGGGCGGCGACGGTGCGCAGCTGGGCTATCCGGTGCATCGGCCAGTTCTTCTTCGTCCTGCTCCCTATGCCGTAGCGGTGCATCGCGCCGATCACCGCGTTGCGGCTAGCGAGCCCCATGCGATGGGCTATCTGCCTGGACGAGAGGCCAAGCGCCACCAGCTCGCGGAGCTGGGTGAGACGGTCCTCGGTCCAGATGGTATTAAATTGGTTTGGATGTTTCATCGCGCATGCTCCCGGCAAACATGCCCCCCGGTCGTGCACCCGCAGGGCAGGACGCGGCCAGCGTGCTTCAGCTCCCCGTGCCACTGCGGCGCACGCCTCCACTGCTCCGCCTCCATTCCCGCCAGCGCTGCCCCCCGATCACGCCACACGCCGTGCACGCGCCCAGCGACGATGCAGTGCCAACCGTCATTGAGCTGGAAAACTTGGTCTTCAACTGTGTCGATGCGTTCCATCATATGCACTCTCCTATGGTTATTCCTTGGAGCCGTAGCCGTAGCCGGAGCCGTAGCCGTAGCTGTAGCCGTAGCCAGAGCCGTAGCCGGAGCCGTCGCCGTAGCCGTAGCCGTAGCCGTAGCCGTCGCCGTAGCCGTCGCCGTAGCCGTAGCCGTAGCCGTAGCCAGAGCCGTAGCCGTAGCCGTAGCCGGAGCCGTAGCCGTCGCCGTAGCCGTAGCCGTCGCCGTAGCCGGAGCCGTCGCCGTAGCCGGAGCCGTCGCCGTAGCCGTAGCCGTAGCCGTAGCCGTAGCCGTAGCCGTAGCCGTAGCCGGAGCCCTTAGCCCACTCCGGCAACGTGCCTGAAATTAGATGTTCCATGGTGAGTTTTCCCAAGCATCAACGGCGGCGGGCGTACATTCGGCAACGGCGGTAATGTCGCGCAGTTCGAGATCAACGGCCGGTCCGACCCGCGCGCCACTGACTGGCCCCATGGAGGCTAAACCTAAGAAACCCTTGTTCGCCGCAGGCCAATAGATGCAGTTCCGCGCGGCTCGTAACTTGATGGTCGCACCATCCGTATTCTCAGCATAGCCAAAAAACACACCGCGATGGGCTGTTGTCACAAGTACTGCTCGCTCTTTCACTTTGCTTGTCATCCGATCCTCCTGGTCTCATCAGGCGCCGCGTCACGGCGCGACCGGGGGTTCCCCCGGTTTCGACCTTCACGCATACGCAGGTCTTTCTCTCATGAGTTTCTCCTGGGCATCATTCAAACTACGCCACTCCATTTCGGTCAGGATCAGGCGATGCTCCCCAATCTGCAACGCGACGCACGGGGCGTTGCCCGGATGTATCCCGCCGCACCCGTGCGGCATCCAACCAGCGGAAACGGAACCCCGTTCCAACGGCCGGCGGGCACGGGCCTTGATGAGCATTGCCATCATATCTCCCTCTTCATACTTATTGGAGGTGTAAAACCTGAGTTGCACTTACGCGGTTCACTCACCACTCCTCCGATCACTGTCCCTAGGACGACGATCGCTGCGGCCAAAGCCAGGCCGACTAAGGTGTGAGCCATTTGTTTCTTGTCTCCATGTGTGTGTGCAAAGAAAAGCCCCCGGCTAAGGGGGCTCGGGACAATTTAGCCCCCCGTCACTGCATCCAATACCTCCAGCGCCCGCGCACGCACCTGCTGCACGAGCCGGGCTTCAAACTCCTGGCGCGCTTGCAGCGCGGCGTCAAAGTGGGTCTGGGCGTTGAGCGACTGTAACTCAGCCAGCCGCTCGGCGAAGGTGACGGCGCGGGTTTCAACGATTGGGACTATTGGGTTCTTTTTCATGGTGTGTGCCTCCTGAGCACTTTGGTGCGGGATCGCACCGCGACACCGCCCGCATGAGGCGGTGCTCCGGTGGGGTCAGCACGCTTCAACTGTGACTGAAACGATCTGCCTTTCACCCTTGCCGGGCCAGCGATTCAGTTCACGAGCCAGCTTCCGCTCATCGCGAGAGAACTGAATCGGGACCCACTTGCCGGTAATAGCCGCACGACCGATTAGACAATGTGAGTAACGGATGTGAGACTCGCTTTTGCGAGTGGCTTTGGTTCCGTCTGGCATCGTGACTGTGTGTAGGTTCTTCATGTCGTCCTCCTGTCTCAACGCAGCCACCCTACCCGTAGGAAACCAGGAAGTAAAGAGAAATCTTCATCTTTTCCAAATTATTTTTGATCTTTCAGTGTTTTCAACAACCTATACGCTTCCCTACAGCACCTGACCTGATGCCGCGCGTCATCAAGCGCCGAGTGGTAGACGCCTTCCCGCGCCACTGACCGAGGGTCAAAGTCGGCCAGGTCATAGAGCGTGCGCGTGTCGCGGCAGTTGTAGAATTTCCAGGGCACCCCCCGGCCAACAGCCCGCGCCGCCGCCTCCCACAGTACTACGTCGAAATTGGAGCCCTGGGACCAAATCCGTAGGTCAGCCGGCGGAGCAATCCAGCGACACCAATTATTAAAATTGGCAACAACCTCGGTCAAAGGTTCAACATTTTTCTGTAATGCCTCGCGCGCCTCAGCACTTTGTTTCTTCCACCACTCATGCGTCCCCTGCTCAATATGCAGCCGCGCATAAAGACACGAGTGCGTATCGATGTTGGCGGAGAAGGACTGCTCGGCGTGGTCTCCCTCATCAAGCGTGAAGGTGACGGCGCCGATCGAGCGGATGGCGCAGCCGGGGGTGGTGCCGAATGTTTCAAGGTCGCACATCACGTGAATCATATTTCCTCCCATTTATGTTTCGCATCGCCCCACGAATTTCCGAACCCTACATCCGCCAACATCGGCACCGTCAACATAACCGCCTCGCACATCAACTCGCCAACCCTCAGCCCCTCTCGCTCCGAACTCACGGATACATCCAACTCGTCATGCAGCTGCAGCAGCGGCACGATCCCCTCGCGCCAGCAAGCCACCATCGCGCGCTTGGTATGCCGCGCCGCCGAGCCCTGAATCAGCGCATTGCCAGCCTTGCGGGTCATAGCGCGACGGATGCGCTTGCCGTACCAGGGGTGCTCGTGGTCGGCGATACGGGCGAGCGCCTCTGGCTTAGCGCATGGCGCGACCCCTCGGTTGCCTTTGTACGCCCGCTCCGTCTCCCAATCCCGCCACGTCGGCTCCCACGCCTCGTAATGCAGTCGCGCGCCGTCGATCAACCTGATCCATCCACGCTGCTGCGCCGCGCGTTCGGCCGCCGCGCCCAGCTCACGCACGAAGGGTGCCCCCTGGTTAACTTGATCCATGATCGCTTCGGCCTCGGCAAGCGTCCGGTTCGTCATCTCGGCGAATTTCTTCACACCCGCCCCGTAGGCGTTGGCAAAGTTTGCTTCCTTGGCTGGCTTGCGATCGAGCCCCGTCAAATCGGCCATCATCTGATGAAAGTCCGTCTCTGGGTCGGTGCGGTAGCGGTCACCGGCCTCTTTGGCTCCCCTGAGGCCAAGCAGCTCGGCGAAGTGCACAATCAGTCGATATTCCTGCTGTTTTGCATCAGTCTTGCACCAGCGCTCGCCCTCCTCCGGCAAGTAGCACCCCCGGACGAGCGGTGCGATGGCCTCGTCGCGAGCGGGGTTCTGCTGGAGCGGGGGGTCCGAGTAGGAGAAACGGTGCGTACGAGTACCACCCTCCTCGCCACGGTACTGGTTGATATTGGCATGAAGCCGACCGCGGTGAGCTGCCTTGGCTATGAACGTCTCCAAGAAATCTTTGGCGGCCTTGTGGAACCCATCGGCTCGGGAAACCAGCTGCGGCAACCAATGTGGATGCTTGGTCATCCAGCCGAGCTTGCCACCCGTGAAGCTGGGCTGCCCATTGGGGAACATCTGGGTCGGGGTCGTGTTCGGGTACCGCACTCCTTCGGCATCAAAAACCTCCGCGAGCCAGCGGTTACGCGCCACGTCGTCGATGGACACACGCCTGCCCAAACGGCGACTGAGTTCGGTCAGGCACTCGTCCCGCTGGCCGCGTAACTGCTCGGCCGCTCTCACGGCTTTGTCTACGTCCACTCGCACACCACGCCAGCGCATTTCGTGAACGCAAGGGACGAGGTCCATCTCGGTCTCGTAGGCGTTTGTTACGCCATCGGCCTCCAGCCGGGGGAGGTATTTCTCGCAGAGCGCGAGCGTCGCAACAGCGTCCGCCTCCGCATAAGGGCCAACATAGCGTGCCGGCAGACGCCAGAGATTGGACTTCCAGCGATCGCCTTTGGGTGGGTAACCGTAGATGGCAAGGGCCTCTTTCAGCTGCGCCTCGTCCTTGCCGGGGACGCCCTCCTCCCGGCACAGGACATCGAGCGAA